TATCAAGGAGAACCTTGGTTGAGATATACATTCAGCAACGGGCAGAAAGCTGCGATTGAATTTAACCGGGTGGGGATAATGACACAGTTTCAGTACAAAAACGACTTCTTTGGAGAGAAAAATGATGCACTCTACCCTACCATGCAGCTTATCCATACGCAGAATCAGGGCATTATCGAGGGCGTAAAGCAATCTGCAAATATCCGATTTATGGCTAAACTTGCCAATATATTCAAGGCTTCGGATATAGCTGCAGAGAGAAAACGGTTTACCGAGGAAAACCTATCCGCTGATAATAACTCTGGCGTGCTGATGTTCGACAATAAATATGCTGATGTGAAGCAAATAATCAGTAAACCGTTTATTATTGATTCGGCGCAGGTAGACCACATCAAGAACAATGTATACAACTATTTCGGCGTGAATGAAAAAATCCTACAAAACAACTTCGATGAGGATGAATGGAATGCTTTTTATGAAGGAAAGATTGAACCTTTCGCAATCCAGCTTAGTCTTGTGATGTCGAATATGACCTTTACGGAGCGGGAAATCGCTTTCGGCAATCAGATTATTTTCACAGCCAACCGGCTCCAGTACGCCAGTAATCAAAGCAAGCTGAATATAGTCACGCAATTATTTGACCGTGGTTTTCTCACGCATAATGAGGGCCGAGAGATATTTAATATGACGCCGATTGATGACGGTGATAGGTACTTTATCCGTAAAGAGTATGCAGAAGTCAAGAACCTAGCGGAAGCACAAGGAATTTCAGGAGGTGAAGGCAATGCCACTAAAGGTGAAGGAGAGGGAATACAGGGCGGTAGTCCTGCCGCTGCGGCTGCCGGAAGCGGAGAAGAGAATTGACAGCGATTATTATGTTGAGGGGTTTGCAACTACCTTCAATAAGCCATACTTGCTGTATGAATGGGATGGAGTTAAATATTATGAGGAAATCGACAGACATGCGCTTGATGAAGCGGACCTGTCGGATGTAATAATGCAATATGACCACCAGGGCAAGGTGCTGGCGAGACTGTCAAATAAAACGCTTGGGTTAGAACCTACGGACAAAGGGCTCTTTATTTTTGCAGATTTATCGAAATCCCAGGCCGCAAAGGAACTTTTTGAGGAAATAAGGAATGGCCTGATAACGAAAATGTCCTGGGCTTTTACAGTGGCAGAGGACAAATACAACCGTGAAACACGCACAAGAACAATCACTAAAATCAAAAAGGTTTATGATGTGTCGGCTGTTTCCATACCGGCAAACAGCGACACTGAAATATCTGCTCGCTCTTGGCTTGACGGAGTGATCGAAGCCGAGAAACGGGAGGCGTTAGAGCGGAGAAAAAGGATAATCAAACTATTAATTGATATGGAGGTATGAAAAGATGGATAGACTGAAGGAAATCGAAAAAAGACTGGCCGAAATAAAGGCTGAGCTTGAGAAGGATGGGGCTGATATTGATGCCCTGGAAGAAGAAACAAAGAATTTGATTGCCGAAAGAAAAGAGCTTCTCGACAAAATAGAGAAGCGTAATAAAATCATAAAAGAAATCACCGATGGTGCAGGCAATCCAATTCCAGGTTTCATTCCGACGGAAGAGAGAAAAGACGAAACGAAGGGCCCAGATTCCCCGGTGTATAGGACCGCATTCCTGAAAAGACTGCTTGGACAACCTTTAACTGAAGCAGAAAAAAGAGAGTTTACGCTTGTTCCTCCGACTGCTGCGGCGGCTGTACCTACCCAGACCTACAACAAGATATTTGACCAGATGACGAAGATTGCGCCCATGCTGAGCAACATCACCCTGCTCCGTGTGCCTGGCAACCTTCGCCTTGCCGTTCAGGGCGCACGCAATCCCGCACAGCCTCATCAGGAGCTTGCCGCTGTAAACCCTGCTGCCGATACTCTTGTATCTGTCAACCTGACCGGGTATGAGTTCATCAAGGTGTTGAGAATATCGGCAACTATCCGGGCAATGGCCATTGATGCCTTTGAAGATTGGCTTGCCAAGACGCTGGCTGAGGACCTTGCAGTTACCATCGACGGCGAGATTATCAACGGCCCGACCGTGTCCGGCAACATCTCCCAGGCTCAGGTTTGGAACGCCGGTGTGAACTATGTGCAGTACACAGGAAATATCAGCTATCAGGACATCACGAACTGTATCGGGTTGCTACCTAGTGCATTTGACGCTAATGCGAAGTGGCTGATGAACAAGGCTACCTTCTACCAGCAGATCATGCAGATCACCGACGCAAACAATAACCTGATAGCAATCCAGAGCCTTGCCGACGGTGGCGCATGGAGGATTATGGGCTATCCTGTCCTGATTGACGACAATGTAGATGCCGGCGTAGTATACTTCGGCGATTTCACAAAGGTTGTCGGCAATCTCTCTCAGGACATCAGGGTAGAGAGCAGCGCAGAATCCGGCTTCCTGAATAACGCTATTGACTTCCGCGGTACGGCTATCTTTGACTGCAATATTGCTCAACCCACCGCAATAACCAAGATTGACGTATAATGAGAGGGCCTTGTGCCCTCTCTCCCTTTGGGAGGTGAGAACATGAAATGTAAAGTGTTAAAAAGGGTTTGGTGCCCTTTGAGAAAGGGTTATATAACGCCAGGTGAAGTAATCGAAGTGCCAGAGAAGTATATCAAAGGTTATAAGCCTTATGTTCAGGTAATAGAAACCGCCAAAAAGGAACCGGAAACAAAGAAAACAACAAAGAAAAGCGGTGATAAATGATGCCGATACTTGATGACATCAAAATAGCCCTACGTATAAGCAATACAGCTTATGATAGCGAAATAAACGACCTTATCGCCGCTGCAAGGGCCGACCTCGGGTTGTCCGGCATACTCGAAAGCAAGGTCAATGACGACACGGACCCGCTCATAAAACGGGCCATAATCATTTACGTCAAAGCTAACTTTGGATGGAATAATCCAGATGCGGAACGTTTGCAGCAGTCATACAACATGCTTAAATGCCACCTGGCGTTGTCGCAGGAATATGCGGAGGTGACGGAAGATGCTGTTTAGAGATGTTGTGAAACTAATCAGCAATACTGTCACTGAAAACGACATGGGCGATATCATCGAAACACCGGTTGAGCGTGAAGCGTTCGCTGACAAACAGTCAATCCGTCAGTCTGAATTTTACCAGGCGGCAGCTACAGGGTTACGCCCTGAACTAATGTTCGTTGTCCGGTCTGTGGACTACAGTGGCGAACCAAAACTAAAGCACGGTGACAAAACATACACTATCATCCGCACATACGACAAAGACGGTGAACTGACCGAGCTCATTTGTCAAGGGGTGGTGAATAAATAATGCCAATGCCAAAAAGCGTAACCAAGATAAAAAAGGACGGCATCGAATTCATTTCCAATGTTGACCGTGCTCAATATACGATACAGGAGCTCTCACGTGCGGCGTTGAAGGATGTAGCGAAACTGTTAAGGAAAAGAATGGTTCAAGAATTGAAACAACTTCCTGGTATGAAAAGGCATCGGCGTATCTACAACAGTACCCAGTACTGGGTACGCAGAAGGGAAACCGACCTGCAAATCGGTGTCAAACATGATGCTTGGTATGGCGTGAATCAGGAGCTTGGTACAAAAGGGATGCCAAAGAAGGGTGTCATCCGGGAAACGACATTCAAACACATTGACGATATCAGGCGCATTGAAGGACAATACCTCTCGGCCATCGAGGACGAAAACAAGGCCTTGGGGCTGATAGATGAAGATGAGGAGGTTGGCGATGAAGAATCTACGTAAAGTTTTATATCCATTTTTGAAAGCAATTCATCCTCGCGTGTATTTCCAGGTTGCTCCTGAAACTGCTCAATTCCCATACCTTGTATATGACTTTACGCAAATAACCAGCGATGGTGAGGAATTTGAGACGGTAGCAGTTGACGTTGACGGATGGGATATGCCTGCCGGCGGGGACACCACGGCCCTTGAAAACCTGATGGAATCCGTCAATGATGCTCTCAACAAAAAGACGCTGACTGCCGACGGTTTGACAGTTACTTTTTATTTGGACCGCAAAATACCACTCACAGACGACAACAAGGATATTAGACGCAGAAAATACATCTACGAAGCAAGACTATTCGGAAGGAGTTGATTAATTTGGCTTTAACTCAGCAGCAAATAGAAAACATCCAGATTGATTACGGTATAGTTTTTGTCAACTACGGAGA